AAAGAACATCTAGGCATCCGACGCCGAGCGGAGCTGGTTAGGTTTATCCTCGGCGAGTACATAAGGGGCTGGGAAAAATGAAAGCGCCAGGGAAACTTTCAATAACCGACATCATGATTGCGGTCGTGGGTCGCGGCGTGCGCGTCAACGAATTCGGCATTACCGACGAGCTGGCTTTTGCTGGCGGAAGCCCGGTCGACGACAAGGCGCGCCATCTATTGAAAGAGCTGATGCTGCAACAAAAGGCGGCGGAATTTGCTGTCGCCACTTCGCCTACAACCTGCAAGTGCGTTTACTGCATCGACAATGAAACGATGCTGCGCGTACACGAAGAAGAGCGAAACCGCGAGCAGGCTCTGCGCAGAACCAAGCTACAAGAAGAGATGGACGCGGCGTATATCAAAACAAAGAAAGGCAATCGGGGGAGTTGGATTTATGGTTCAGACGGAAAAGGACGAGAGATATGACCCCGATAAAACCTATTCTTGCGGCAAGCCTGTTCGGTTTGTCGACCATCAACCTATTTCCTGCACTTGCGCAGACTGCGCCTTTACCCGGATTAACGCAGAACACAACGTTAAAATCAGACTCCCCACCCCTCGCCGCACCTGCTGTGACGACAGAAGCTGCTCCCACTGTAAGTTCTGGGGGAAAGTCCAGCGCGAGCACTTCTCTTGCACAACAAAAACCTGCGGTAGATGCTCCCGGAAAGAATGCAAACCGCCCGCACCCAAAGGTGTACCTGTCCGGATGCGCCCAGACATTCAAGAGACGCTTCACCAGGTTGCTGAAGGACCCTTGCGTGATTTTCTTCCCGATAGTCCACCCGCTAAGAGCCTCCAAATACGCGGAGGAACATGGCATCTCAGCAGCACTCGGGATTGGGACCATGGCAGCAAGCTCGGTCGCGGCTGTCAGGAAATAGGGGAAATTTTATGACAACTGAAAGCACCGTATATGGTGCATACAAGCCATCTACTGGTAAATGGCTGGCTTTTGCTGGTCATCAGGCTGGCATCAGCGACGCCACCAGGAACAAAGCCGCTCGGCTCCGAGCTAATCACGCACCGGGACACTGCCCGACCGGCGAATGCAAGGATGTTGATTCGCCGTGGCACTTCACGGGTGTACGCTTGAACTTTTACGACATGCGTGACTTGGTTGAAAGAAACATGTTGCAGCTCAAAGGATATGTTTTGATGGCGGTGCCAAAGCAATGACAAAACTCAGAAAGCTCGGCAATCCAAGCGAGGGCAGAAAAACCCGATTCCAAATGCAGTTACAGCGGCTGGCGATGCTGGGAATGTCCCGTAAAGTCGCTGAAGCGCCTATCATTGTCATGCCGAATGGCAAGCCCGCCAAAGATGCGGAAACAAACGCAGCTATTTATTATGGTATCGCCCTCGGTATCACTTGGGCGATGGGAGAGGAGAATTTACCGATGCAAAAATGGAGCGTACCGAGATGATGCTACGGAAGAATGAACAGGGAGAATGGATAACCCACGAGATGCTGCGAGACCGCAATGCCGAGCGCGAGACTGTCGACCTGATTGGTGGCGCGTTCAATGGCGCCAAGGTCATCATCGAGAAAGGGGCTATTGGGTTGAATATTCCGATAGCCAAGCTAGAAGATGAGGTCGATTACTGCGTCAACTTACAAGACTATCGGCGCGAGCACCCGACATCAAGCCGTTTCATTCATTACGGTGGGAAATCGGTTATTGAAGATTGCCCAATTTGAAACATAAAGACCCTTATCGGACGTAATTAAAGGAGAAGAAAATGGCTAAATCGAAAACACTTTCAACAAATACCAATCCTCGTTTTAAAATATAAAAAGCCACTGCTGGTGATGAGCACGGCGAAGTTAATGTTTTTTGCTTGAAATTGATGGCGCAGAACATGAGATTGCGCTGACAGACAAGGATGTAAACCAGCTAACAGACAAACTGGTGAAGGTTCGCTATCCGCATGGTGTGATTGAAAAACAACGCCCCGTGTCTGCACTTGAAACTATTGCGCGCGAGCGCAGAGACGCGAGGCAATAACGATGCCAGCGCAAAAGAAACCAGTCGAAATATCAAGATTGCTACAAGGGAGCGTCGACGCCCAGAAAGCCAGGAAGAAACTCATGCAGCCATCACCGCTCAATCAATACTATCACTACCAACAATATTAAGGAGGCGCAATCGTGAATCGCTATCAAGTGCGTTTGAAGTACAGCGCGATTAGAACTTGGACCGTTGAAGCTGGTACGCAGAAAGAAGCGGAAGAGAAAGCGCGTGCGAATTTCAATCTGTATCTTCTACGACTCTGGAAGCGACAGGATAAATTGCGGACTCTCAGCGTGAGAAAGGAGGCGCAATCATGAACTGTCGAACATGCGATAAGCGGCTGTTAAAACAGTACGAGCACGACTGGATACAGGTTAGCGAGCACCATTCATGGGCTACGCCGGACGGGCAATGCGGAAACATGATGCCGTTTTCCGCTGTGTTCTGCTCTTACAAGTGTGCGACACAAGTAATACTGGCACTCGCAGATAAGGAGGCGCAATCGTGAATGTTCGTTTCCGAAACACGTTTGAAAAGCGATTTGAAGGCAAAGTCACCGTGCAAAAGATTTGCACCTATGCGTGCGTGCTGGGAGATGCTGGCTGGAATCTGGATGTATCTGCGCACTCAGACGGTATCAGCATCGATACTGACGGTATCAGCATCGATACTGACGGTATCACAATCCATTTCGTCAAAACGTCTGACAAGAAGGAGACCATCACAGCAGAGCAAGAATTTCTTTTCAATGCTGATGTTGCGTTGGACATGATGAGACAGGACAAGGCAGAACGACGGAGGGCGCAATCGTGAGCGAGAAAGTTACAATCAGAAAGAAATTCAAATTCAAAGTCAGGCACACCTATGAGACCGAACATATCTGGGAGGATGAAAGTACGGTTGCAGCATTGGAGAATTTTGACAGAGCGTTGAGCGACGGCGACTTAAGTTTTGGCGAGAAGCTTGAAAAGAATCACACTTCAGACGACATGCCGGAACCCGTTTGCAACAACTGTGGTGAAACGCCATCAGCGTTATTCAAAATCAATTGCTGTCAGTCTCCTGACTATCCTCACACCGAAGAGGACATGAAAATGTTGGACGATGGCTGGTAACCAATGAAACATAACACTGATTAGCAGACACTCGTAATGCCACCACCCAAAAACCCTATTTGCAAGAAGTGCGGCAACCTCCGGATGCCGATGGGCAATTGCCCGGCATGTGAGCGCATTCGCCAAAAAACCAGAATCGAGCGCGCGGTCGCAAGGCAGCGCTCGCCTATCGCGTGGATGGAGGCAGAAAAGAAAGCCCGAGTACTCGCCAGGGAGCAAAAGCAAAAACTCAAGCGCGCACTAAAACAGCCAAGCAAGGGCGATGCAGTCCAAGAGCAAAAATACAGGCGCGGTCAAATACTACTTGCGTTAGTTATAGACTGGATAGCAATGTTTATTGATTGCTATGAAAAGGACGAGACCGGCAGATGGTGGCGCAAGCCGGGCACAGACTTTCAATTGCAGGTGATGCTCACGGCGATGGAAATTGTTTTGCCGGAGTCAAAGCAGATATTCAAGAAGCGAAGGCAGACAAGAAAAGAGCGCGAAGCAAGTTCATTGCGTCACGCTTTCTTCACTGCGATGCTCGGCACTGCGCGCGGCTGGCACAAAACCGAATGGCAAATCAATGCCTTGCTTGAATCCGGTTCAATATCTCCCGAAGCTGCGAGATTGTTGCTTGCTGATTGCCATCAGCAAGTGCTGAAACGATTTGACTTTTATCCCTCAGTAGCGCTGCCAGGTCCTCATCAAAAGACATAGGCGCAATAGTATCGTATACGGTGACATTGTCATTCTGTCCGATACGGTGGCATCTATCTTCGGCTTGTTGTTTTTTACCAGGAGTCCAAGGTTGCTCTACAAACAAAACTGTCGACGCCGCCGTCAAGGTGATACCTTCAGCCGCTGCCTCAAGCGAGCATACTATAACGCGGCATCCGGGGTCCGATTGAAACCGCGCTACATGCTCGGCGCGCACCGTGGCAGAGTCCGAGCCCATCACACTTGTAGCGCCCCATTGAGCCAAAGCGCCAAGCAGCTCTTGTTGGACTTCTATGTGATGCGCAAAGATTACGAGCTTTTGGTCGCCCTCCATAAAATCATTGACGAATGAGACGACCTCTTTGATTTTGCCTTGCGCGCAGAGCTTGCGCAAAACACCGATACCGACTAGCACCTTTGCCCGGGCGGCTTTTGCTGCGGCGATTTCTGCCGCCAATTGCGCGCGTGCTTCAATTTCTTCCGGAGTGCCGGCGTCCTCATCAACATCAATTGATTTGGTTTTCTCGGCGAGATAGGCAATCTCCCTGATGTACTTAACGAGGTCTTTTTCGGCTTTTGTATACTCGGCGCGATTTGCCAATTCCAACGACAGGGTTTCGTAGGTTTTTGGCGGCAGCTCGGTCAACACCTGGTCTTTTGTTCGACGGATGTAGCAAGTAGCGCGCAGTTTTGCGTTTAACTCTTCGAGATTCGATGCACCCGAGAAGTCCCAAGCCATCTTGCGCCCCGCGTTTTTCTGATGCGCATTTGTATAGCGCTGCAAAAATTTCCACTTGCCGCCGAATTCACTTAAGCGGTCCAGAATTTCCAATTGCGATGGCAGTTCGACGGGGCGATTAAGAATTGGGGTTCCAGTCAGCAAAGCGCGGTGCGGCACATTGCGGCTGATTTGATATGACGCCCTGGTCCTTTGCGCTTTGTCGTTTTTGAGATAATGCGACTCATCGCACACATAAACCTCAACACCCTCGGATGCTGCCTCGGCGAGCGGTGTGAGATTTACGTTTTTCTTCTTGTCATCAGCCCACCCGGCAGAATTCAGGTCGTAATTCACAACCAGAATGTTAGCCTTTGCCACTAAATCCGCCGGCGTTTTTGAATCGCAAACAAGAACTAGCGTGATTGGGCACATGACACGAGCATGGGCGTATGGATATTCGGTGGCGACGTGATTGCCTTGCTGGTCGTAATGCTCGTACGAGTTTTTGCGAGGCGAGAAAAACATCTTTTGTGCACCCGGCAGGCAAGCCGCAGCCTCTTTACCCCAGTTCACCTTGACGGTAGCAGGGCAGTTGATTAGGGCTCGCTTGGCTCCCAAAAGGAAGATACCGCCCAGCGCTTGAATTGTTTTTCCAAGCCCCATGTCATCAGCAATCAGAACCCGGTCGTTTTTGAGCCAGTAATCAACCCCGCCGTGCTGGAATGGTCTGGGCTCCTTGCCGAATCCGGTAAAGTCGAGCCGGACGCCGTCCTCAGCTCGTGAAAGTGTTGCGTTAGCGTGGGCTTTTGCAATAATTCCAGCGATTTGCTCGTAAGCGCCGGGTGCGAAATTGATGACCTTAGATAACTCAGCAGCTCCCTCGGCAGTCCCGATATTAAGGGGCGCGTGCCACATCTTTCGACCGTTATCGTCCTTAAAGCGTGCGCCAGGAATGAGCTTCTTGACTCGGTCCACGTCTGTTTGATTCCAGGGAAATTCGACAATAATATTTCCCGATTCAATTGAAATCTGACGCGGTGAGGCAGGTTGAATGTTTGGTTTTGCAACCACCGGGCTTGTAGCGAGTTTGGCTCGAATGGCGTCCATGTCGATTGGAGGCGGTGCGGGTGGTAGTACAGGCTTTTCGATTGCGTCATAGTTAATCCCGAATCTTGAAAGCTGCGATTTGTATTTGCGCAGCAGGTTGTAAACAGCCATCTCTTGGCGAGGGCTCCAATTCTCCGGCAGGCTTCGGATAAAACCGCCATCAAAGCGATTGAATCCGGAACCATCCTGGGCGCGCGCGCCATCGCAAACACCCAGTAAAGCGTTAACGGCTTGCTTTAGCATTAGATTTCTCCCGGTGTGTTTTGAGGTATTTGCGAATATTCAGCAACTCGGTCGCAAGCTCCAAAACTTGCCAGCGGTCTATTGATATACACTTGCCATTTTGCTCAATAATGAGCAGTTTGCGGTCTTCAAGCACTTTCAAGGTCAACCGTCCAGCGCTCTCTGTTGACTCGATTTGATGATTGAATATCTCCCGAAAAATATTTTTTGCCATTGGTCGTTTCTAGCCTCTCTGTTGAATGTTTTGTTAGTCCCAGGGGTTACTTTGAGGGTCCGGCACTTTTACGGGCTCTCGCGGCTTGCGGGGCGCCCGTACCGGCTTCGGCTTGCGAGTCTTTGGGGCTCGTTTTTCAGTCGGTCCCATCCTGACAGCGTGCAAAAACTCGTCAAGGGTCACGACGCCATCAGCCAGATTGAATGCTGCGTTGAGCACATACTCAGCGGTATAAGCCATCGAGCCGCCCCGTGGTGTGATTTGCTCAACCCGTTTGTGGATTTGCTCTTGAGGGTAGATGTCAAGTTTAAGTCTCATCTTGCGCCTCCACCCTGACTGGTTTGTAACCCTGCTCGGCGCAGATTCGCGCCAAAAGGTTGAAAGCCTCGTCCGGTGTTGCGGCGCTTTCAACCGCGCAATTCTGTAACTCTAATTGAGCCAAGACGGCGGACTCTTTACGTGCGGCTTGCTCTGGCGATGGTTTCCAGGACTCCTGTTCGGCAAGCCATTTGTCAAAGCCATCATCTGCGGCGTCCTCTTCCCGCTCTTGTTTCCAGCGCTTGTACTCTTGGGTTTCCCTGTATTGAGCCAAGCGGAATTTTGAGCCTAGATTGTCATTGGTAGCTGATTGTGCCACGAATTCTAACTGCCCTGGATAGCGCATCACAAAGCACATTGCCCAGTCTAACGCTTGGTCGTAGGTTTTGATTGCTTGCGCGACGTTCCATGCTTCGGCGAGCTTGAATGATTCCCAGCGGCGGGTCAGATTGCCCACTTTGCGATGCTGCCACATCTGGGTGTTTTCTTCTTGTAATCCGTAGCCAATATTCACAAGTTTTTCAAGACAGCCAGCAGTTGCGCAATGCTGCCACCCCTCTTGTTTTCTTAATTCCAGCTCGGCAGCAGCAAGCGCGAACACAAAGCGGCGTCCGTTGATTTGTCGTTTGTTTTTCATTGTTTGACCTCACTATACAGGCGGATTAATCGCTTCAATTCATGACGGCGCATTCGTTCCCGAGCATAAACAGCAGCATCAGCAGCATAAACAGCAGCATCAGCAGCATAAGCAGCATCAGCAGCAGCATCAGCAGCAGCATCAGCAGCAGCATCAGCAGCAGCAGCAGCATAAGCAGCATAAGCAGCAGCAGCAGCAGCAGCAGCAGCATAAGCAGCACGGCGAGCTTGTTGCAATTCCAACGAATCGGCTTTACCTAGCGCAAATCGGCGAGCCACTTTGATTGCGTTTAAGCTACTCTCATCCCACTTGCTTGGATGGATTTGATTTAGCGCTTGCTCGGCACACCAACAGGCAAATAGGCGCTTAGTTTTGTCATCCGGTAGCGCGCGAATTCCGACCCAAATGCGGTCAACCAGCTCGATTGATTCGTCTTTTAAGACTTCCCGCCAGGAATCATAGCCGCGGGTGATTTGCGCGTCATATTGTGTAATCGCGCGGTCACAAGGGTTTAACGCCAGGATTTGCGCGCGGTCTATTTTGATTTTTGTTTTCATTGGTTCCTCTCAGAATCAGATAGACAGGGGTTATCAGGGGTGAATGATTCATCTACCCAGCCACATTCAGGGCATTCATAGCCAATATCTACGAGCTTTTCTAAGCATCCGCTCGTGGCGCGATGCTGCCATCCTTCTCGTTTTCTTAATTCCAGTTCGGCGGCGGCAAGCGCAAAAACGAAGCGCCGCCCGTTGATTTGTCGTTTATTTTTCATCTCTGGCAATCCTTTTGTGGGTGGTGATTAGCTTCTTCAGTGTGTGACGGTGCATTTTGTGGCGGGCAGCAGCATCATAAGCAGCATAAGCAGCAGCAGCAGCAGCAGCATAAGCAGCATCATAAGCAGCATCATAAGCAGCATCAGCAGCAGCATAAGCAGCAGCATCAGCAGCAGCATAAGCAGCATCATAAGCAGCATCAGCATAAGCATAAGCAGCAGCATCAGCAGCAGCATCAGCAGCATCATAAGCAGCATAAGCAGCAGCATCATAAGCAGCAGCATCAGCATAAGCAGCAGCAGCATAAGCAGCAGCAGCAGCAGCATCATCATAAGCAGCAGCATAAGCAGCATAAGCAGCATAAGCAGCAGCATCAGCAGCAGCATAAGCAGCATAAGCAGCAGCAGCAGCGGCACGGCGAGCTGTTTGCAGCTCCAATGTATTTACTTTGCCATTTGCGAAATCACGAGCCACCTTGATTGCATTTAAACTGCGTTCATCCCATTTGCTTGGGTGAATCTGATTTAGCGCTTGCTCAGCGCACCAACAGGCGAACAAGCGTTTTTGCCGGTCATCGGGTAGCGCGCGAATACCAACCCAAATACGGTCAAGAGGCTCGATTGATTCGTCTTTCAGGCAATCAATCCAGGAATTATAGCCTTGGCTGATTTGTGCGTCATACTGTGTCACCGCACGACCGCATGGCGTCAGAGCTAGGATTTGTTCGCGCTCAATTCTAGTTTTACTTTTCATTGGTTCCTCTCATAATCGGTAAGGCAGGGATTATCACTTTCGACCTCTTCCCAGCCGCACACAGGGCATTCATAACCCTGCGTGTAGCGGTTGTATTCTGTTTTGTCGGATTCGCAATCGGGGCAGTTCATGACGCAATCACCAATTCGTCAAGCTTGGATGCGTCAACAAGCCATAGCCAGCGGCTGGCAAGTATTTTGGAGTTGTTTGCGGTAACAAGCATTGAGCCATCGTCACGAATAATGATTTCAAGGTTGACAGTGTCATAGTCAGGCAAGAGGTTGTTTTGCCCAATCCAGTCGATAAGCTGTTTTGATGGTTGCAGCTCAAAATAACGACCGTAAGTATTTTGTTCTGGGCGATGGTCACGAACACCGACAAAGGATGACAGCCAGCAAGGCGCGGGCTTCTCTGTCGTGCGCCCGGTGCGCTTACTGAATGTGTGCTCAACGGTTTGATAGGTGTGCGCAATCATACGCGGACCGCCCGGCTTGGGCAGCTCGCATGGTTTAAGCTTGAACCAATCAGCCGGGTCGTGCTCTTGCAAGTAAAGTGGTTTTGGTGTGTACATTGTCAAATTCTCCCAAATTAGTACCCTGTATGGTGCCACTACGGATAGTGGCATGAGAAAGGTAGCTATTTTGTTTGGACGGGCATCAAAAGGTGGCGAACACTGGATGCCTCATAGCGAAAAACAACGGGCTTAAGCGGGGTGCTGTAAAGCATGGTGACATCACGGTCATGGTTCAGTGCTTGCGCCAGGAACTCGGCGCAAAAAGTGACCTTGAAACGGTCCAAGAGCCCATCCTTATCATTCACGAGAATGGAGCGCTTGTATTCAAAGAAGTCATGCACCACAGTGATATTGCAATCGACTTCAAGCGCGCGTTTTTCGTTCTGGGAAAAATTTAGAGTGATGATGCCGTGCTTTGCGGAATCTTTCTTTGTTTCGGCAATGTAGCAAGCTTGCTCGATTTGCTTGGCAGCTTCTATCAATGATTCAACAGGCGAGTGAGAGCCAAAGCGCATAGCAGATTTGATGTTCAAAAGATTGATACTTTGCAGCTTGCTTTCGTCAGGGAACAACTCCATGTAGCGCGGATATTGACCTTCGATAAGATTTCCTGACACCAGTTGATTGTAGTCGTGGTCGTGGATAACAAAAGCAGAACCACGAACAACAAGATAAAAACCCATCTTCTTGGCGGACGCCGCGCGACTAGCAGTGATGAATTCTTTGGCGGGGACATTTTTGTTGAAAGACGAATAAATCCCTGATGCGCGAAACTCACCATGTGCCAAGCGGCTGCTGTCGGTTGCGCACACATGCAACTGCCCATCACGAACGTCAAAATTAATGGCGCTCAAAACAGGCGTTAAATCGTATTTTGAGGTACTGGCGCAAATCGCTATCTTGTTGACAATGCTCTTGATTTCTACTGGCTCAAAGAACAGTGATGATGTATCGGCAGCGCCCGCTTCAAATCCCGGCGCAACACGGTTGTCATTCTTAGTAGTGGTGGTCATTATCAAATTCTCCCGTATAAAAGCAAACTATGCTACCTGAAAGATAGCATAGCATACTACAGTACTATGAGAGGTTAAATTATTCGAGGGAATCAACGCGGGTTTCAAGCCGGGTTAGTTTCTGGTTCAGGGTTTCCAGCTCTCGCCATATAGAGGTTTGTTTATCGGCGTAGGTTTTGAAGTCCACATATCGGACGTCATCGGCGGGTGGTGATTCTGGTTTAGACTCGAGCGCGGCAAGGCGTGCGTCCAGCTCGTCACACCGGCAGATAGACCGGGTAGTGACGGGTCCAGCTTCAGGTGCCCCGACCTGAGAGGAGTAGACGCGGTTACCGCATGGCTCGCAATATCTACGCTTTGAGGGAAGCATGAAGATAATAGGGTCGCCCGGCATGATGGTTTTAGGGCAACCGCCACATTTGAACGACCTATCGGCGATAGTAGGGAATAGTTTTTCAGGCATTATTTAGCGTCCTTATTGAGTAAGAGTTTTAAGGTGGTTAGCATGTCGACCGAGCCGGGTTCCGCTTCGAGCATACGCAGTGAAGCGTTAAGAGCTGCTGTTTCGGTGGCACCCAGGCGATTAAATAGAACTGCCGAATACAGTGCGGCACGAACCTTGTCAATGCTAAGCGCCGGGATGTCAGGCAGTTCTATATCTAGTGTTTCATTGGCATACATTATCGCCACTTTCAAAGCGGTCTTGTCGAGCCTATCGGCTTCATTTTGTTTCGGCATAAATTCTATCCTCCCGAATAGTGCCGTAATACCGCTTCACTCAAGCCATATTACGCGCGTAATTAATTAATTAGTTAGTTGTATTGTGTGCACGGCGTCCGGGCTCCGTCCCGGCGCATCGTGCTAACTCAGTTAGTTAATTAATAATTGTGGTCACTTGATAACTGAGAGTCAAATTAATTGTGCAATTTGTGACCACATTCTAATTGATTGGTAGTAATTGCCAGTCTCTTGAGGAGCCTGGCGTACTACTTGGCTAGTTAATTGCAAGACATCTGTATCATACAGTAATACGGTAGCCAAGTGCAAAACAGCCCTGCAAATAGCATCGGAAGTTGCAACGGATAATCGTGGTAACACCAAACAGAATCAGACCAAGCGGTCTTAAAAGAACTGGACTGATGTCATATAGACAATCAATCCAGTGTAAGCAGTCCAGTTAAAATGAGGCTGGAGAAGGGCTAGGAGAGGAAGGTGGGGGTACACCAGACCGCTTGCATAAATCGCGCCCAGCCGCCCGGGTAGCGCGCCTCCACGACCTCGGTTACCTCCGAATTACTCAGCCTGTCAGACATGGTCATTCCAATGGACTGGAGATAGCAACGCGCTACCGCAACGCTGTGTAATGTGGCTTCAATGCTCATGTTCGTATTCTCCCGAAATACTGTATTACCCTGCTACCGCTATTATAGCACAACGGTAGCACTGTCAATAGGTAGTAAAGAGAAAGTGGACTGATGCCAAGTACTGTATTAGAGGGGTACCGCGTGATGGTGTTACTGTACTGCTAGGCGTGATAGTAGGCGCGGCTGGGGGCGCGGGCGGAGGGACCGGAAGGGGTGGGTGCCGCTCCCCCAATTTTTTGGTATGGGGCGGGCGTACCTCCCCTCCCTCCACACAATACCCCTGTCACCTAAATTTTAGTGCTGTACTATCTGTACTCCGGAACCCTGCTCCAGACGCATTGCCTGTCTCTGTAGTTGTAGGTCTTTTTGTGGTCTGAATCTTCACTGGAAAAGAAGTGGTTCAACTCAACACGACTCTCATCCAGATTCGCCATGAACTCCCTTAACTCCTTCAATTTCTCGATATTCATTTACGCTTCGCTCCTTTTCTTGCTGACTGCTGCTTACGTCTGGTGTACTTGCGCTTGACCGCTTTTGCGATATTCTTCTCCTCCGGCTTCGCAAGAGGCTTGGCGAAAGGCTCCTCTTTTGTCACCCCCTCGACAAAACTGTCCCGTTTGTGCTCGACTGCGTACCACCCCGAATCAAATCGCAGCATTGACGGCTTCAGTTGATGCACTCTCAAATCATGCCCCAGTCCCCGAATCGTATCAATTAAAGCAAGCGCAACCCTGGGCGGTGTTTCGGCGTCCAGCAATCGCTCTAAAAGCCGCAGCAAATGCCACGATTGAAACATGGATTCGTGGGTGGCTGGCACCCCTGGCGCCAATTCTGACGTGTTAGTTGCTTTCATTGCCAAGTCAAGCAAGTCTTCTTCAAAAATAAACGACTCTTTACTCATGCTCTTATTCCTCCAAGGCGTCCAATCGGCCGCCAATACGCTCTTTGAGCTTCCCTATATCCTGTTCATCCATACCGGTGTTAGCAGTGATGCGTTTTACCATGTTTGGGGCTAACTGGGTGCACACCAGCGCATAGTACAGAACCCAAACCTCAGTCTGTGTGAACGAAAACCCCATCCTATTTTGTTTAGCCACTGCTAATCTCCTTGCTACCGTTGTGATAGCAATGCTATCATTGCGGTAGCAAGCAAATTTGGAGGAAAATGAAACTTCTATATAGTGATATTGAAATCCATGAAGATAAAAACCCGCTCGATGGGCGCGATTTTGTCGTTTACGGCGTCGATTTCGTCCAGTATCCGGAGAGCGACTCAAAATTCAAAATGCTGAGAGGACAGCTTTCGCTCAACCGCGAGGAGGCAGCGCAGCTTATTGCCATGCTGGTTGATGCCATAGCGGAACCAACCACTCTCGCTGGTGAGGCGCGCATCATCAATGACCTAGAAACAATTTCCGAACGAAAAGGGAGAAAAGAACGCAATGCAAGAACCTAGAGCTGGCTCCACGACGATTCAATTCAGCGATGACCACAAAGAAATTGTCATCCAAAACAAGGGAAATAAAGGCAACTATATTTCGATAACCCGAGACGGCGAAGAAATTCAAATCCAATCACAAATCGACCAGTCCGGGCAGTCAGAGCTGTGTGACTACTATCTCGGTGCGCTGGAATTCCGAATGTTGCTGCAATGGTTGGAGGAGTTGAAATGAATCGAGAAATCGAAACAATGCAGACGTTTAAAAATGATGATGGGTATGTCATTCAAAAGATGAGCATGAGCCCAGGACTACACCCCGTCGAATTAGTCGACCAGGTCGTTCTGACCGAAGAGGAGGCAAAGAAAGTCGTCACCTGGTTGATGCGAGAGCTACCCTCTGTGCCGGGAGTGCCATTTTGATGAGACTGATTAGAGAGCCCTATGCGGCAACCTATGAGGAGCTTTATCAACTATATGTGGTGCAGAAGTTGACAAAGAAAGAAATCGCCGACAAGCACGGCGTAAAACCACATGCGGTGGCGCACCGACTGGAGAAGTTGAAAATCAAAGACATCCACCGCCGAAAATTAAAGAACAGTAATTGACAGAGCGCTATCGTAGCGCTATAGTTCGATTTAGTTTCCGGCTGTTGCGGGGCTTGCCCCAGTGAGGAATGATGCGACGAGTCAGCCTAGTCAGTATCCACAAGCGTACACGTGCCTAGTGGTGCATGATACCAGCATCAAGCAGTACGCAAAGTGTATCCAACCTTGGGAATGTTGTTAAAAGTCCCTTTTATGAACCCGAGCGAGACGTCGCGCACCTGGTCATGCGGGGAGGGTTCTCTCTTTCTTGACCTCAAGGCATGTTGAACTCCAGCAATTGCGCCCTTGCCATTATCCGGTGAGGGTGCTATTGTTTTTACAGCAAAAGAAATTCTCCCGAATTTAATAGCCGCATACAAGTCGCAGTTCGTCCGAGGTGCGACTTTTGTGTTTATACTGCTTGTATGAAAAACGTAGTCGACATCTGGAGCAAGCAGCCGCACCTCGCGGGCGAAGGAATTTGCGTAGTTTGCAAACACACATGGACCGGCGTGTTCCCGATTGGTTGCCCGTGGGTGGAATGCCCTAAATGTGGCGCCTCGCGCGGCTGTGCGCGACATAACATTGGAACCGACAAACCCCGATTCTGTTGCAATTCCTGCGATACCTGGATTTTTATTATTCTCGCTGACGGCGCTCAGTGTATGGGTTGCGGCAAGAGCATCGCATGGAAAGATTTTTGCTAAGGCTTGCTACCGCTACGGTAGCGTGATAAAATTGCCTCGTAATCTTCTATAGAGGTAGTTATGAAACCTGAACACTTTCAAGGTTTTTGGAAGGCGCTGTCAGAGCGCGATGGTGCCATTGAAAAATTCGCGAATCTGCTTGCGCTTTGCGAGGAATTTTCCGTCAAGCTCGACTATTCGACTCCGGTCAGTGGTGGTGAGTGGATTGTGAATGTCGCTCACTTCGGCGACCGTACTGAATTTCGTTTTCCGCGTTTGAATTTCAATGCGCGTGATGCGTACAACACAATTTCTCAACGCCTAATAAAAGCGAAAACGAAGCTCGAAGCCGAGCAAGAAAAGGAGGCGCCCAAAAGTGTGCCTACCACTTCTGACGAGCCCTCCACCAGCGAGCCCGCGCAAGATGGACCCGTGGACATGGGCGATGCTCATGACACCGCGAAGACACCCACCGACCAGGGAAAGTCATTAGAGGATTCGACCCAGGAGTCCGAGAATCAATCGTCCAGCAATGGCGAGACCGTTTCGGAAACTACCACCGAGCCCGAGAATGGAGCCGAAAAGTCGGCGAAGAAAAAGGAGAAGAAGTAAATGAAAACGTTTGCCCGTGCAGCATTTGTTGCAGTATTCGCAACTTCTATCGTGGCTTTGCCAGCCCACTCTATTCCGAATGAAGACTACAAGCGCACTATCCAAATGGTCGAAGGTAGTGACGTGACACAGTTCACGTTGACGCCAGTGCGTGCTGGCGGGCAAGTAAACGCGATTTGGGTTAGCAATGGAGACAATGTGGTACCGGAGCCAACCCCCAAGTCTGATACTGACAAGAAAATCACTTCGCTAAAAAACACAATTGAGATGATGCGCGAGCGCTTTAATAATGCGACTTTGAATTTCGAGGCTCGCATCAAAGAGCTTGAGCGCAAAGTCGCCGGAATGCAAAAGCAAATTACAATCCTGCACGCAAAGAAGGTGAATAAATGACAGACCTGCTGAGGAGGCAGCCGATTGATGTTGCCGAGGAAGGCTTTGCGCGTGATGAGGTCGACGAGCTGTTTACATACGCCGCGTGGGATGAGGACCAAAAACTCGCTGGCAAGCACGTAGTCGATTCGCTGAAGGCGGCGTTTATGGAAATCCTTATCCATGTTCCACCGTCGCCAACCAGAACTCGTTCACTCAATTGCCTGGTTGATGCTCGAATGTTGGCAAACGCAGCAATCACTCACAAAGGAAAATATTGATGCTAAGTCGAATCGCAGACGCGCTATTTAAAGCATGTGTTGCCATCATGGTTGGTGCTGCAATAGCTCATCTGTTTTTCGGTTGACAGTGCTACCCCTTTCCTAGCATTATATTCGGTGCTAGGAAGGCGGTAGGGTTGAACAGCTCAGCGGTTAGAGAGTCCGATATCGATAGTCACTCACTCCAATATCGAGTGGCATCACTGGCGGTGCTGTCCGCGTATGAGGATGCTCGAGCGCTCGGCATGAACCAGCGCAGACATTTTACTAAGGCTGCCACCCCTTTCGGCATCGCAAAAGCGCTTGCGCGAGAGTACCGGCAGTTGAGAGACTTTCTCGAAGGTCCTGAATTCGAGGGCATGGTACGAACACTGGGGCACGACCCGACTGAAGCGCGAGCGACCATCTATAACGCTTGCAAAGGGGGCGTCAGTGGGCGAAAAGCACGAACTCAAGGCTATTGAGCCTGACGAACGCGTCAAGACCGAACTGCTTCAGTGGCTCAAAGAATTCAAGCCGAACGCAAACTTTCGAGAGCTGCGAGACTCCATCAACAGACTCCGGCACGCATTTATGTTTGGGCTTATTGAGAAAGAGATGTATACCGCCCTGGTCTACGGTATTCAGGTTGAGACGGTGATTTTGCGCGAGTCGCTCATCGAGGGTGGTGGCACGCAGCTCACGGACGCCGCCAAGAGCAAGGCGACATTCGCGCGCATGTCCGACCAGGAGCTGAAGGATTACTTGGCGCAGTCGAATAGCGTCAAGCGCATCGAGATGATTAACGACCTGGACCGCCGAGGGCAGATTGTTGACGCCGAAGTGGTCGAGGTGCCTAAAATCAAAATCAAGGTTTCGACTCCAAAAAATGTTTCCAAGCGCATCCAAGAAGTTGCGCCCAAAACCGGGCTACTGGCTCAGCCACTACCCGCGCCACCACCACCAAAAGAGGAAAATGACGAATGTCCGATATAAAAATGGAGCGTGTCTCGCCGCACTGGGCGACGGATGCGCAGGCAGAGTACGAGAAAGGTGTCGACCGGATGCAAGCCCTCGATGGTGCATGGGTCGCACTACAAAAAGAACCGTATGTGGTGCCCGATTCGGCGCAAGGAATGCCCGCAAAGGTGTTCTGGGGCTCTGTTTTGAATAACGGAGAAATCCACCTTGCAACCGATTCACAGGGCATTCTCGCCATACATATCCTATCGGGCATCCGCTGGGGGCTCTGGGCGAGCTGGGAGGCTGCCGTCCCGCCAAAACGCAGACAAAACCCTGCCGTCTTGGAATCGGCGCACAGAGTCATCGAGTACTGCTTTGCTCCTAGCGGGCTCGGCTTGCTCAAACTAAAGGCTGTAGTACACCCAGAAAACACCGGCGCCATTCATTATTTGCTCAAGCTGGGCTTCAAGAAACGCGCCATCCTCCCCAACGAGGCTTCGTTTAAGGACCAGCCCTCGACTATGATTCTTTGGGAATTGGACAATCCATTTTTGAAGGTGGACGACGTCCAGCCCGAGCCTGATACCGAAGAGGAAGAAGATGTTTGGAACACAGCAGCCGGGGATGAACTGGCAGAGCCAGATGCAAATGTCCCAAGCGGGGATTCCAACTCCCCCTACGAGTACGAACCAGTACCAGACCCCTGGTCCGTATTACAGCGGGTTACAGACAGCCAGCTCAGCATGGCAGGCGCCGCAAACAGCGTCGGAGCAAATGCAGGGGGCGGTCCAAGCAGGGTACCAACTCCCCGAAGAGTTAAGAATTACTGGGAATCCTAACGCGACTCCCGACGCCGCAACTCGCCAGAAGTACGAACAGTATTACATGGCGAACTACGGGGCGCCCGCTGAGGCTCAAGCGCGAGCAAACGCTTACACCTCCGGGCGCTCTGACAGCGCCTTCGCCGGTGGTCAGATTGGTCAAATCATGGGGCAAAACCGCTACAACGCCTTTATGGCTGGTGAGCAGCTTGCCGACAACTATCTCAACCGCTTGCTGCAAGCCAGAAGCTCTTTCGCTGGGCTCGAAGGCAACATGGCGCAGGCTTACAACAGCCTGAATCAGCAAAGAGGGCAGGGTATGGCAAATATGACCATGCAAGACGCAGCCCAGCGCAACAACTACAATATGCAGTCAGCACAAATGCAAAACCAGTGGTCGCAGAACGCCTATCAAAATCAGCTTTCGGCATATGACCGGATGCAGGACTACAACCGCTACAACACTCAGAAAAACCTGGCTCTGGGCAGCGGTATTGCGGGTGCTGCGGGCGGCATGGTGAACTTTGCACGGACGGCGCTTGGTGAACCAGGTCCAGGCTCAACAGGCGGGTGGCAATAAACGATGCGCAATTACGAAACCACCAGCTTTATACCTCAAAACAGCTGGACTCACGGACTCGGTGGTGAGACCGGCTATCGCGACGGCAAGCTGTATTTGTCAAACAGAGACCGCGCAACCTACTTATCGAAGGGCGCAAGAGAGAAAGCCGACCAGGCTGAGCGCGACCTAAAAAGTGGGCAGCGCCCTGATTATCTGCAAGTCGAAAACCTCAAGGCTCAAGCCAAGGAGTTTGAAGATGAGGCGGCGACCGGCGGGCGCTCCAAAACAATGCTTGCTCAGCCGACAGCCGAGGCGAATTGGGAAGATTTGAACGGCTGGGGCGCCGACAAATACATGCCACGCGACCAGCAAAGATTCAACACTGGCGCTCGATGGGGCGGCTTTCAGGCGGCGGGCAATGCGAGCGATGCGGCTGGTATCACTGGGATTGATTACGATGGCGGCGCACCGTCCGGAATGCGCGAGGCGTCATACTCTCGCGGCGGCGAGCGTCCGCTCATCAGCAATGCCTCCGGTGGTCGCATCGTCGAGCACGAATACACGCCCGGCGGCTTCCAGTCTCGCTTTGCAAACAGCGGCTACAGCGCCTTTTCTGGCGAAGCCTACCGACAAGACAAGGGCTTGATGAATGGCACCGCTGGTGGTTACGCAGGCATTCAGCCACCGCAGCAACAGCAGCGCCCAATCCCGAATATTCGCAATTACGGATGGGACATCACGTCCCCCACCGACCCTTACCCGACCCCGATGCAGATGCGCGGAGATTACAATCACGGGCGCTTTGAGAACGTCACCGAGGATGGCTACGACCCTGTAAAACCCCCGACCGATTGGACGGCAACCCGCAAGCAGCCGGGCGCGTTTTCGCAAGAATTCACCAGCCAGCTCGACGGTTCGCCGGTGACTTTGCGAGGGCAGGAGGGCGTTTACGACAACACTCTGCCGCCGCCCGACAAAATCGCGATGCCTGACGACTGGAATGACGAGGAAGACGCTGCGCCAAAACCAGAGTTGGAGCAAATCAAAGATTCAATCGCCAATCGGGCAGAGCAGCAAGAGTCGGTCGCCGACGGGTTGAAGGGCTCCAAGCGCCTTAACGCCCTTGCGGCAGCCGCTGACGAGCAAATGATGACTGAGCGCGCCTTGCAGGACTACATCAAGAAAGGGTTCTTGCCGAACTACAAGCCGGAAGCGTCGGCGCGCCCCGGTGAGATGTCTGCTTATCAAAACACGCGCGAATCCGGACAAATCAAACGCCGCCAAGATAGCGCCGCGATGGATGCAATCAGTAGCCTCACCAGTGGTGGCAGACAAGCTGTCGAGGGGGTGAAGAATTTCGGCAAAAAAGTTCTCGACCTCTACCCGCCCGAGTTGAAGGATGACCCGCGTTTCTCTGACGTGCGCACCAATGTTCGCCGTGATGGCAAAATGAGCCGCGCCGAGGCTAAGTCTGCGGGCGAAATCCTCTCACCAAAAGAACAGGAAGCTGTCGAGCAATACAAACAGCGGCAGCTTATCGAAGAGTTGCAAGCGCCCAAATCAAGCGCTTTGGCGCAAGATAATCGCATTGCGATGGACGTCAATCATGCGCCCATCTTTGAGGGCGAAATCATCGACAAGCGCAATCGGCATGAATTCAATCCAGTTGGTGCGGGCGAGATTGATGCGCAAATGGGCATGGGCGGCAAGAGTAAGCGCGAGCAGGCGGGTCCACGCAAGCCGCTCACTCACAGAGACTTGCTCGCCCGATTCTTATCAAGTGCGATGGGCGGAGGGATGATGTAATGGTGCATATTAATTCGGCTGCCCAATCAATGATGGGCGAAGCCGCCAGCCAAATAGCATCACAAGGTATGGTCGAGCAGCGCCCACAGTCGCCGACTGGCAATTACACGATGGACCAATTTGCGCAAGAGGCAATGAATCGCGAAGCCTTTCTAAATCAGGCGCGGATGCAGGATGTAAACAACCAATGGCAGCGCGCAGTCGCCAGCCAGGACAATTTCGGCTCGAAGTATCAGCGCGGCAGACTTGCTGGGCAGCAGCTTTTCAACGACATTCTGGCGCCGATGATGGCGGGTCCGGGCGCTGGCGGCGCGCAAGGCGCTTACGAATTTATCAAAGACACAAACAAGCGCATCGACGACGCGATGACCAACCAAACATCAGAGCGTCTGAAAACCGCACAAACACTCAATTCGCTCGCTGATATCGCAGGCAAAGCTGACAAAGCTGAGTGGGACAAACTCGGTCAAACCATCAAAATCCACGAGGCGGCGCAGCGCATAAATAGCGCAATCGACCGGCAACAATTGACTCGCGCGCAAACGCAAAACCAAGAGCTGATGGCTCTTGAGCGTGGCACGATGATGGAAGATAAGGTTCGCGAACAGAAAAACAAAGCCGACCTTGCTGGACAAAGAACCGCCAATGCTGTCGAGGATTTGACGCGCAAGCAGACCGAGAGCAAAGCCGCCATCCAAAAACTGTATGGCGAGTATCAAAAGAACTATCAGAGCTGGGCGATGTCGGGCGACAAGCAAGCCGAGCAAAAGGCAAAAGCGACCAAGGCGCAGCTTGATGCGCAGCTTTCCGAATACAAAATTACGACCGAAAAAATCAAGCAAAATGCGATGTCTGGCAAGGCGCAAAACCAGAGTGCTGAGTCGTCCAAGAGGCAAACACTACTTGATGCGAAAACCAAAACCGAAGGCTATCGCAGTCAAACCGAGCAGGCGCGCGGCAAGGCTTGGGGCAACAAGGCGTCGGGTGTCGACCCAAAAATGCAGGGGCAGGTTCAATCGATTATCCAGAACCGGCTCAAGCAGGGGATGCCCAAAGAGGAGATGCTCAAGCAGGTTGACAGCATGAAAGACCCGCTGCAAAAGCGACTCTTTCTGGATGCGCTGTCGCAGATGGAAGACACCGAAGAGGAGCAAAATATTTCCGAAGTGCCCGACGAGGATGAGGACGAGGCTTAATGGCTGATGTAATTGACCCCTTCAACTGGTCGCCAAAGGAAGCTCCGAAAGAAAAGAAAGCCGCGACCAAAACAAAAGGCGTCGAGGTGGCAGACCCGTTTATTTGGGAGCCGAAAGGCAAAGAAAAGGCGCAGGTCGTCACGATGGCGGATGCTACAATGGGTGCGTTCGGCGTGGATTTGCGCAAGCCCGAAGGCACGACCCGCAAACCGTCGAATTTTATCGAAGGAATGGTGCAAGACACCGCCAAGGCTTCTCGGGAGGAAGTGAATGAGCAGCGAAAAGTTGGAATCGGAAAAGCTATTGCCGGTCGCGCGGTCGGCGCCGCGGTTGGACTCCCGATACTTGGACATGATGTCCGAAACGCTATGGCAGGCGTGGCGTACAAAGCCGGAGAAGTTGCGAAGCCGCTCAACCAGGGAAACAATCCAATACAGCAGCTCTGGGACGAAGCTGAGCGAGTCGACGCGCGAGGGAATAAGACCGCGCCCGCTCTCGGTGCACTTCTCGGTTCACTGGGAATCAATAGACCAACCGACGCGGCAGACCGCATCCGAGGTGGAGCTGCGGAACTTACAGGGGCTCCAAAGGCGACGGAATCTGGAAGCGCAGATGTTCTCAACGCTATCCCAATGGGTGGACCGGCTACTAGAGGAGCGGCTAGAGGACTTACTGCCGCTGCCAAGGAGGCGGCGAAAGCGGGGCTGGGAATGGGAGCGCTTGCGGGCGCCCAAGTCGCCGGAACTGAAACTGCTCGTTCTGGCAAGACGTTCAGCTCTAAAAACGCACTTACAGCGGCGGCTCAGGCTGGTATCGTCGGCGGTGCCGCAGGCGGAATCGTTCACCTTGGCGCGCAGGGTTTTACGAAAATACCTAAAAGCGCAGGTCGCAAAGCAGAAGCCCATGCAAGAGATACTATCGTTTCTACCACGCCAATAGAGCCTGTCGGCAAAGACGTTCACAAGCCAACCGACAAGGCTTATGATGACTACTACGCCAACGTCGACGCTGAGCTAAAAGCTGACCAGTCTCGCCGAAACGACAAGTACTTCCGCCAAGAGCACGAGGCTGAAGTGCTCAAGCAGAAGCAAGCGCTCGACGAAATTGACCGACAGCTTGCCGCCAAAGGTGGTCGCCCGTACTTTACCGGTGAGGAAATGTTGCCGGGCGCAGCCGAGCGCCAAGCGCAGGGCGGCAAAATGTTCGAGCAGCGCAAAGCGATGGGCGAAGGCAAGAAAGCTGCTGACGATGCGTACTTTGCCGAGACCGACGCTGAGCTGCAAGCGGATTCCAGCCGTCGTGACCAGCAAAAATTTCAAGCAGCGCACGATGAGGCTTTGTCGAAGCGGCTCGGGTTTAAGAATGTTGGCGAGTACACAAAATGGCGCGACAGCCAGCCGCTCGCACACCCGGACGAAGTCGCAAAAACCCTCGGCGACGATTTTGTCCCAGAGCCTGCCAAGCTCGAAAAGCCCGCCAAGGCAAAGAAAGCAGCACTTGACAGCGAGCAAAATGTCAAGCCAGATGTCCGCGAGCTGAAGGCGCAAGCCGAGGACCGCTCGACGCTAACGCCAGAAAAGCGCAGGCAGGCGCAAATCAAGTTAAAGGAAACGACCGGCGAGCAGCGCGAAGGCGCCATCGTAAAGCGCTACTCCAAAATCGACGCAGACAAGCCTCCCGAGTCACCAAAGGCGCCACCACCCAAAGAGGATGGGGTTATCACCCGCGCGGAATTTAAACGCCGCACGGTCAAAGAGAGCCGCCCCGCAACGGCAGAAGAAAGCGGGCGCTACCAGGCTGTCGCAGATGCCACCGCAGAAGCGGACTATCATCAGCGCCGATACGAGACCCTCTTAAAAGAGGTTGCAGACGAGCTTGGGGTCGAAAAGCCGACCGAATTGAAGCGCGGCAGCCATGATAAGGCGCTCTCTCCCGAGTCGGGAGAAATCAATAAAGCCATTGCCGAAAAGATAACAAAGATGCGCGAGGCTGCCGGGTTCTCCGACGAGCCCTCGATTGATGTCTACGACAAAACTTTCATGGGTGAGCACAATTTTGAGCCACTGCAAGGCAAAACGCCGAAAGAAAAACTCGCCGAATTGGAGGGTATCGAGCGCGAAGCCGGTAGATGGAAGAAAGAAGCCGACAGCCAGGCGAGATTCGTCAAGGGCGAATGGAAAGCCGTTAACGAGGAGTCTTACAAGGTCGGGGATAAAACATATCTACCGGTCGAAGTCACCGCCGGTGATGGCACCAAGCATCATGTAAATGTGATTACAAAAGAGGGGGGCAAAAATGTTCTTACTCCCGCCAAAGCCCGAGAGCGCGCCATCAAGCAGGTTCAGTCAGAATATGGCAGTGTTAAGGAGGGCGCGCATCCTCGCGCAATCACGGTACGAACGCCACGCGGCGAAGTACTTTTGGAGTCCTACAAGAGAAAACCTAGTTTTGATGCGCGAGAACTTAAACGCGCAGAGGTGGCTGCTGGTGATAATGCTGATTTTGCAAAAGCAAAACAAGAATACCTCGAATTAAAACCGAAGCGCGACAAAGCGGGTGAGTATGTCGGCGTGAACTATGGCAAACTGCATGAAGCCTTGTCGAAGTTCATTACCGACGAGGCTGGCTCTGGTGTGAACTTGCTTGATTATGGTGCGCGCGCGGGCGAGGCAGCTGGCAAAGCCGCCAAGGAAATCGGCGATATCTGGGCAACGCACACAATCAATAAAGTCAAAGGCGCGCTTGACGAATTCCTGCAAGACGAGAAAGTCTCCCGTGAAATTACCGGCAACCAGGACCCCGGAAAGCTGGCAAAGGTCGGCGATGCTATCCGTATTGCGCTTGCGCAGAAAAATGATATGGACTGGGTTCGCTCTTATAATCGTGATTTAGCCGAAGGGTTGGAGTCTATTCGCTCAAGAATGGACAACCTTGGACAGGGCGTCGAAAAACTTTCTGATGCGATTCGCGCAAGGGAAGAATTCGCCGACGCGGTCGACATGACACCACAGGAGGTGCGCGACCACAACTGGCAGCATCTGACAAAAGACCAGGTGAACTTTATCGCCGACGTCTCCGAGCTTAGGGCTGAAGCATCCGACATGATTTCTGATGTTTGGGACTTGTGGAATGATGCCGGAATGCCGGACAGATTTGAGCGCCGCCACCTCGAAGGGCTCTACAAGCAGTACACAGGCGGTGTGGATATTCGTACCGGATTGCGCGAAAAGAAAAGCGCAATCGCAATGATTAACGACCATTTGCAAACCGGGACTTATGATGCGCTTGTCACCGGCAATAAGCGCATTCACACTCTGCACATTGCTGATGCGCTTACGATGGGCACCTCGGTTGTGCACCCAATGAACCTGGCAAAAGCGGCAAAAGAATATTTCTTCAACAAAGAGATTCGCGAGTTTCTCAAGTCGTATCAAGGCGCCGGAGTCTACAAGCAAACGCGCGGCAGTAAGATTTCTCTATGGGAGAAAAGCGTTGGAAAAGCAGTTGAACTCTCGCTCGAAAAACTGGTCGGTAAAGGCGCTCTGGATAAACTCAGGCTGCTCGAAGGCGGAGTCTTGGAAGACCGAAAAATTGAATTTATTCGTGGTGCCGCAATTTTGCGTGCAGGCAAAGAGATGGGATATAAGGGTAACATTCTGCAAGATGTCGCCCGGGAATACGCAACCGGCAAAAATATTCTCACTCCGGCTGAACACACGGAATTATCAATTAGAGTACTCAACCAGCTTGAGGATGCCTTTGGATACAACCCCGCCGGGTTCGTCAACCGCAATGCTTTTAGACAGATTGGTCTTGACCGCGTTTTCCCATTCATGGGCATCAGGTCCGTTCAGAACCGTTTATTTGGCAAGTTCATTGCAGAGCGAAATTTCAAAGCCCTGTTAACCCTGAGTGTCGCAACTCAAGCATTCGCCGGTTCAAATGCGCTCATGGCGCCCGTGGAGAACGCACTACAGGCGGTATCACCGGAACTTTATATCCAAGTCAAAGAACTGATGGATTTCCTGTCAATCGCAGGGCTCGCCGAGGCTGGCGGCAAAGCGACCGGGCTTATCAACGAAGAGAACGAGCAAGGTTGGGCGCCATTCTTGCGGCGCATCGAGCACATTCAGCCCGAAGTTATCCCGTGGCTTTACAACCCGCCAAATATATTGATGGATGTTTTTGACAAAAACGACACCACCCTTAGGACTAATATATTACGATTGTCTGCGGTCGCGGGTGGCTCCAATATCGCCAAGATTACGACACCAACCGAGCTGGAGGGTTTGTGGCGTTATCTCGACAAGGCGAAGGACGGCAAGGTCGAAAACATCACCGACGAGCGCGGTCAAAAAAAACAAATCGGCGGTAAGAAGATGGCGGTCTATCAAAAGGAACCGTTCGGCGAAAAACGAATCGGCTCGAAGCAGCACATCGAGACCACTTATTTCCGCGAATTCATGAATCATCTTTTGCCAAAAGCCGATGCAATAGACGAAAGATATGCGAGCGAGGCAAAGTTTGCTGCCGCCGCAAAGACGGCATTGATGCGACGAGGGTATGACGCGAAGGAAATCAAAAGCATGTTCAAGGAGCTATACGAGCCGCTCCACTGGAATAAGCACGCAGCGACCGGGCATGATTTTTTGGAACTACTAAAAGAACACCCGAAGAAAAATTGACATTCGATGCTACTATCGTAATGCGTTAGTACACCACTAGAAAGAGCTGGCGATGAAAAAGAAGCAGATAAAAAAGGCACCACCTAAGCCACCAGCCGGAGCCGTACCGCTCGGCAAGAGACCCCCCACCGTTTCAGCGCCAGCTCCTAAAATTAAAAAAGGATGCTAGATGTTCAGTATATCTGATTGGACACCGGACGAGCTACAGGTTTTCGTCGGGTGGGATGAGCGCGAGGGTAAAATCTATCGCGGCGAAATCACCGATTTGAATGTAAACGCAGACGGCGTGGTCGGAGTCATTGTAAAAGAAGCGCATGATTTTTCTCGGGGCTTCTTCCCTGTCGCCGTAAAGCTTACGATGGCGAACCCACCCAAAGAACAGCAAGCTTGTTTTGTTCGGGAGCACCCGAAGGCGCTAGAGCTTTTTAAGGCACTCGCGCAGCACAAGAAAGCCGCCAAGCAAGCCGCAGCAAAAGAAGCTGAATAATGATTTGGACCCCGGAGACGGACTATGGCATCTTTGAGATGCCTGGCTCGATATGGATGCCCGAAAGACTCCCGTCTTTGCAGGAGTTTTTAAAGGCACCATCCCCGCTACCAGATGTTGACAAGAATCTACTCATCAGAGCGCAGCTCCGGTATCAGTGCGATACCGATTTAGAGTATCGCGCCGCCGAGATGGAGATGTGCCGCCGAGACCCGGTGCGATTCTTCAAGTACTGGCTGTATGTAAACGAGCCCCGCGCAACCGGCGATTTAAAAGACATTCCATACGTGCCGTATGAGTTTCAGGAATGGCTCATCTGGTATATGTGGAATTGCATCGCGCAATCGAGCGCCATCACCCGCGGCTTGGGTCGAAACGTCGTCTTTCCAAAAGCTCGAGACATGGCGGCGTCGTGGACGATGCTTGGCGTGTTCTTGCACCGCTGGCTTTTCTATCGAGATTCATTCCTTTTAATTTCTGCCACCTTCGAGAAGGTCGACGACCGAGGCAACAAGGGCTGTCTGTTCGAGAAACTCCGATACATGCTTCGGATGCTGCCCGACTACTGGTTGCCGCAAGGATTCAAATGGACCGGTCCTGGCAAGCATGACACCGAGGCGTGTCTTATAAATCCGACCGGCGGCGAAATTGTTGGCGAAGCCACGACCCGCAGGTCTGGTCGCTCAAACCGGGTGACAGCTCTTGGTATGGATGAGCTTGCCACCGTCGACGATGGCAAGGACTTCGAGTGCTGGTCGGCAAACTCTGCCACCACGAACTTACGCTTTGCGATTTCGACTCCGGACGGACCCGACAATCTCTTTGGTCAAATGGGTACCGGTGAATTCGGTGAAGCCTGCGACATCATCCGGCTGGAATGGTTTTACCATCCCGAGAAGATTCACACCTTCGACCCGCCGCCGTTGAACGCCGAGGGCAAGGTCCCGCCAGATTGGCGCCCCGACCCAGATTTTAAGCGCGAGATGGATTTGAAGCTCGTCGACAATTCGCCGGTGTCGCAATGGTTTAAGTACGAAAAGGCGCGCTTGAACGAAGTCACTTTCGCCAAAGAAGTGCTTATCGACTTCAACCAGTCCAAGAAGGGTGGCGTCTGGAGCGGTGAATACAACATCCATATCCATGTACAAAGAGGGCTGCGACCCGCTGACGATGGCAGTCGCTTAATTATTTCGTCCGACCCGGGCACGCATTGGATGACATCATTTACGCAAATCGACCGCTACAACCGCTACATGATTTTCAAAGATATGTACTGGGAGAATGCGCATATCGACAAGGTTTGGACCGATATAACGCGAATCTGGAAAGACGAATTTGGCAACATGCCTTGTGACTTTATCGGCGATGCCGCAGGCGCAAAAGTCAATTCTGCGATGCACAAAGGGAAGTCGGAATGGCTTTACGTCTGGGACAACTTCGGCATCAACGTCCACTGGGATTTCCATTACACATTCCAACAGAGCGAATGGGTGGACGCGCGCATCAATGCGATGAAATTGATTTTGACAAAACTCTCCTCGGAGACCGGCGCCGCGCGGTTTTTAATTGACGATGTCAAAGCACCATATATCCACAAAGCGCTCTCCGGAAATTACCGCTACGAGACGGACCCTTACGGAAACTTGACCGGTAAGGTAGAACAGAAGCACCCATGGGAAGACGCAGCCGACAGCGCGACATTCCCTTTGATTTTTAGAGGACTGGTTGACCAATCAAAACTGATAGGCAAAGACCCCAAGCCATCACCGCGCGAGCGCGGAGCCGTGCAATGGTCAAAGCCTTCAACCCAGAGACGAGGTTTTAAAGGATGGCGAGGCAGGTAAGGTATGTTTTTCGGACGAGCGAGATTCCGGCGCTGAATTCGGAATTTATGAACAGTCTTGCAAAGCACTTCCACCGCACTTATGAATTTTGGCAATGGTCGCGAACAGACCTCGTAGATAAATGGATGGAGAGCCTAGAGGCTTACAATGGCATCCGTCGACTGCCTGAAATCGAAACCATGCAGTACGTATCTGAAGGCGACCGGGGCGAGCCCGACATCTTCTTTGGTGTTGAGCGCTTGTCGAGACAGTTGTCGCTTGCTGTCATGGACAAGCAAGAACAGTGGCTTACCGTTGTGCCTCGCCGAATGGAAGACCCAACCATCACAAACCAGGTCCGCTCACAGCAAGCATGGGTGCACAGGAAGGCTGACACCAGGCGCATCTTTGCTCGCCACCTAAAGCAAATGATTGTGATGGGAACCTCTCATGTGCTTTTGAACTGGGAGCCGGAATTTGTTTTGAAGCGCATAGGGACTGGACAGTCTCGCCGCAAGCTGCGCAGCATGTTGAAGGCTGCGGGTCGCCCAGATGGAGCACAGCTTGTCGGACAAGCTCGCATACAAGAGCTGAAGTTCAACGGACCCCGCCTACAAGTTCTTGATAATTTCGACGTGCTCATTGACCCCGAGGTCGACGTCACCCGCACCAAGGTCCCTGGCGTTTGCGTTCAGCAATATTACAGAATTGAGGAACTGGAAGCGCTTGAGTATGACGACGGCAAGAAGGTTTTCGGCAACCTGAAAGACCTCGGCACGATGCGCTCCGACGAATTGTATTACCAATCCCTGGAGGGTCAGGCGCGCGAGCAGGCGAAATCGATGGCGCAGGGTGTCACCGTCCGCAGTGACTATTCCGATGTCATGGCAAAATTTGTCAAAGTGCTCGTATTTAATTTACCGCTCGTAGTCTGGGAAGGCGAGCAATTCGTCGACTACTATTTCTATGTAGCGATTGACGAAAACAACAATCCTCGGATGATTCGGGTTGAAGAAAACCCGTCAGACGCAGGGCACCGCCTCATCGTCACGGACCACTATATCGACTACTGGGCGCCCGCCGCATATGGTATATCCGGTGTTGACAAAGTTGTTGGCTGGTGGAATACTAAAAACTTCATTGAAGCCGCAAAGGTAAACGCGATAGCAGCTTCAATCTGGCCCGCAGTCGTCACCGCTGCCGGTGCCTTCAAAGACGTGCCTGACTGGACACCAGGGGCGGTGAATGAGCTTGCGCAGCTCGCTTTGTCCGACAACGTTATAAAAGCCATGCCAGTGCCCGAGAAAGGCATTCAAATTGGCACCATGACAGAAACCTATTACGAACAAAAGATGAATTCGTCTTTTGAGTCGATGGGTGCAACGCAGCAACAACAACAGATGGCCGACCGGGAAACCGCAGCGTCTGTCAATTATCGCGCGTCGAGCCAGGGCGTCTTGATTGAAGACCAAGCGGAAAAGTTTGGTAATTCGCTGCAAACCATTTGCCAGTGGACCCTCGACATGTCCATCCAGACGGCTCTGCCGCAGGGCAAGGACGCAGACGGCGACGATGTTCTCGGATTCTCAACCGTAGTTGGTGGCAACACCCAGCGCGCAGAAATCAAGATAGGGCAATTCAAAGAACCTCGCGACATCGAGGTCCTCGGCTTGCATGGTGCTATCAACAAAGCGCAAGGCGTGTCGGAAAAACAAAAGGGCATGGATTCGCTCGGCAGGCTGGGGCAATTTCTGCCGAACGCTCCCGCTCTGGCAAATAAATTAGTGAGGTCTTACATGAACGACCTCAATATAGAAACGTCCCCCGAGGATTGGCTGACACCTCAGCAACTCGCGGCGCAAAACCCAGAGGTGCAGCTCATGGCGCTCCAGGCTGCACTACAGAACCCGCAAATGCTGGCACAAGTGATGGGCATCTCTCCTGAAGAGATGGCGGGAGCGCCACCACAGGGAGCACCACCACAAAATGAAAAACAAGGTCAACCCGGAAGTCCACAACCTCCGGTCGCCGGATAGTCGATTAGTCTGCCGTCAATTGTCGGGGCTTACGAATTCAGAGTCGTATCGCTATCTTAAGGAATTGGCGGAAGCCATCGCCGAACAACACGGCGGCGGACTGCCAAAGAACGACGAGGACCGCGAACGTATTTACGAGGCAGCGATTATCCGAAAAGGTTTTAAAGCGCTCTGGAAGATTGTTGAAGGAGTGCCGCCGGTCGGAGAAGCGAATAACCCTAGCGACCTGCTCGAACAAATAACAATCGAGCAAACACCAGCAGAACTTAAAAAGGAAGAGTAAGCAAATGGACTACGAACAACTAGCAAATGCTCTTATCGAAAAGATGGCGTCGGGCGCACCGGCAGCCAATCGCAACTATTCCCAAGAAACCATGACCGGCGTTCTCAGCGTGCTCAAAGACAAAGGGTACGACGAGGACGCAATTGATGCTGCGCGTGTCACCATGACCGGCGCGAAACAGATGATAGAAAAAACCGTCGAATCAGCGCTCGCCAAGAAAGATGCAGACAACGCCCGCATGTTGCGCGACCGCGATTCCGAGAATTTTGTCAAAGGGGTTTTGAAAGAGCATTACGCCGACCCTGAATACGGCAGCAAGCTCAAGGCGATGGAAGCCTCAATTCGCAAAGCTGCATTCACTGAATACTTTGGCGATGCCAACAGGGACAAAGCCTGGAGCAGCAACATAATCATCACAGAAGATTTGGAAAAGGCGATAGACAATGCCGTTGACGGCTTACTCAAAGATGTACTTGGCAAAGATAGCAAGGCTACAAACCCTGCTATTAATGCTAAGCCTACATCTAGCGAGGGAGCAGTTGCCGGTAAGCAAACGCCCGCTGAATTTGCTGCCACCAACAGTGGTGACATGGACAAGCAGATTGAAAGCCTGTCCGAAGAGCAGCGCCAAATGTACGACGCAAAGTTTATTCGTCTGACTCAGCGCCTCGGAAGAGACCCTGAAAAGGCGAAGAAAGAAGCCCTTGAGTCGGCGCAGGGAATGCCTGCGTACTTCCCGACTCGGGGATTAACCGCACAAATATAAGGAGTAACCCAAAATGGCTGGTGGATTTGAATTCAGCAGACGCAAGTCGGGTAAAGCGCCGGTGCTTTATGCCGAGAGGGGAAAAGCCTCGACAGGCTTCAAACCCAAGGATGCTCTTATCTTTACTGAGGGGCAGCTTGATAGAGCCGTAGCCGCCAGCAAGGTAATGGGTATTCTCAATTCCCGCGTGGCTCGCGCAGACGAGATGCGCAAACCGGCAACCAATCCGGAAAACACAACTGCTGCATGTGAATTTATTCAATATATGCACGCGATGGGCGGTGACGCTGTTTTCAAAACTTCCCTTACCGGCGAAGGTTTGGAGATTGACTCAGACGCTTGCTCAGAAGCCGGGACTACAACCACGGCGAAATTCTTGAGTGGTGCATCGGCGGGTGATTTCGACGGCGGTGTGATTTATTTTCACGACACCGACACTCACCACGCCATCACAAATGATGCCGAAGCCGGTGGCACTCACACTGTCACTTTCTCGCCCGCGAGAGACACGGCTCCGTCGGTCGCGACGGTTATCTCCATCCTGCCGAAAGGCATCGGTTCGAGCGCCATCAAGCTCTCCTCGGTTGAGGCAGCTCAAGGTATTGACCCGAAAATCGCTGGCGCGTCCGGCGGTCACGCTCGTATCGAAGGCTACAACCTCAATCCGAAAGAGTTTTGGGTTGAAGTTTCTTTCCCTGATGTTGAATAAGGAGTTTCAAAATGTCAGCAGGCACAATCACCATCCAAGATTGGCTGGAACAGTCCGAAAAAACCCTATTCAAGAATTTCACCGCCGGTCTGGAAGAACAAACCGACTGGAAGAAAGCGTTCATCGAGGTCAAATCGAAAAAACGCCGCGAGGAAATGCTTGAGTACGCGATGCCTGGTCCGGTCGTAAAAACCCCCGAAGGCGCGCCCTATGTTCGCCTTCAAACCGAAAAGGTCCGACTCGCGTCGGTCGTGCATGACGACTTTACCGGTGAGGAGCGCATCTCCCACCAAATGAAGCGCGACAATATGTACGAAGAAATGGAAAAGAAATCATGGGGTCTGGCTGAATCCGTTCAGCGCAAACTCAATGAAGACGCTGCAAGCCTGATTTACAACGGGTTCTTGCAGACCAAATCTCCGGACGGTGGCGCATGGTTCGGCGAGCACAGCCTCGCCAAAGCCCCTGGTAAGACCTACTCGAACCTGATTACAGGCGCGTTCGGCTCCGATACGTTGAACGATATCGAAGTCAACTTGCTCGAAACCAGAAACGAGAGAAATGGTCTTTGCCCGATGGGCAACGGAAAGCGCTTGCGTGTATTCGTACCGCCCAAACTGCGCCGCAGAGCCAAACAGCTCTCGATGACAGGGCAATACGAAGCTGGCAAGCAAGACTTCGATATCAACGTATTCGACTACGACCCGATTTGTTTGCCTTTCTTGGCGAACGCTCCGGACGAGTATAAGAATACTCAGTTCTACGCTTGCGACCCAACCCAGATTCAGACCTATTTCTTCTTGAGAGAAGGTCCAATCTTCAAGATGTATATCGACGAGGACACCGATGACATTGTCATCAAAGTGCGCATCGCGTACTCGTTCCTGGTCGCCTCTTGGAGAGGCTGGGTAGGCTGCAAAGGCGCGTAATCGCTTTTCACCGTAAAGGAGTGAAAGAATGTTGAAAAGACTTTCCCCGATGCTGGTGGTAGCGCAGGTGGTGGCAATGCTGTTGGCTTTTACGCCGATGGCATTCGCCGCTACCGAGACTTCCCACTCGTATAGCAATCAGGCTATCTACGGAAACCTGAGTGTAAGCGGGACAACTTCGCTAACCGGCGCACTGACACTGGGCACCCCGCTCGCGGGCTCCAATGTCACGAATGCCGCAAGGCGTTTCCGTATAACGGTACCCCTGTCGCCCGTAACTGGCGCAGCGGCTGACTCCACTACTTACAGGGCTCTCATCCCTGTGGGTAGAGCTTGCACCGTAACTGGTGTCAGCTTCGTGGCTCAAACCCCTCCCGTTGGTGGCACTGACACCTTGAAGGCGCTCAAGGGCAGCTCGTCCGGCAATACATTGCTGAGCGCTGCGTCCATCAATGCGACCGGATTGGCGGCAAACACCACAACCAATGCGACCCTGACCTCGACCGCTGCTGATTTGGCTATCCCGGCGACCACTCCTATTTATTTGGAGTACGCACAGGGCTCGGCTGGGACGGATGCGATTGGCGTCTTTGGTTCTGTTGAAGTGCAGGTAACGGACTACTAATGCTCTACGGCGAATTTTGTGACAGAACTCTTGAGTTTCACGGTCAGCAGGCGATACCGCCTCAGAACTTTGGGACTGACAATGAAACGAAGTATCAAAGACAGATGCGTCGTTTCTTTGAGTTCTGTCACGAAGCCGTTTTGAGCCGAATGAATGAGCCGTGGATGCAGCGGCGCTTTCAATTACCACTGTCCGCCGGAGTCGCCGAGTATGACCTGGATGACACAGCGGCAGTCGAGAACCTTGTGCCCTTTTCAATCATCTTGCTCGGCACGGACTCGCCTGGCAGGATGAAAGCGTATCCAGGCGGCTATAATGCCTGGCGTCGAATCTATACAGATGACTCCCTTGTTTCGACCGCGCAGCCATGCTGGTGGCTCGAAGTCCCAACGGATTCCGCCTCCGCGGTGCGCACGAAGCGGGTTCGCTTTGACCCCATCCCGGACGCCGCCTACGTCTGCGAGTATCAGTGCAAAATCAACGTGCCGACACCGCAAAACCGCGAGGACATCCTGGTCTTCCCTGACGACTACATCTTCGCATTACAAGCCGCGGCGGGGACCTTGCTTGAGTGGTCGCTAAAGGGTGGTGTCACCGATGGTACTATCTACGAGCTTGCCAAGCAGGCTGTCGACTCTGTTAAGCAGTGGTCGACCGGACCATCGGAGCGCAAGCCGGGCGTCCGGATGGACGTTAGAATTGCCGGTCGCACCCCTCGGCGGGGCTATGGCACCAACACGGTTGGGCGCCAAGGGTGGTATTAAATGCCACCACTAACCCTATCCGCTGAAGCTGGTCTTGCAACCTACGTCTCCGACCTGAGACGTCCGACCACCAAAGCCAAAGTATTGAACAACGTCAACCAGGTGAAGCGGGGCGTCGTCACTTCGCGCGTGCGCGGCTGGGAAAGGGTGCGTGCTGACGATTTCAATGGTGGTGCAAAGTTTTTAGGATTCTCCGAATTTATCCTTGCCGCTGACGGCTCAAAAAATCTCATCTTTCAGGTCGGCGACAAGATTTATTCTTACGACTTCGGGACGGAAACGGAAACGGAAATCGCTAACAGCCTTGACCCGGCAGCGATTCCAAATTTTGCCATGTTTCAGCCATACGCCTCGGGTCCATCTTTCGGCATCTTCTCAAACGGCGAAGACGAGCCGCTTAAAATCACCGACTTGTCGACCTCGGCAGCCTTCGAGCTGAATGGTAGCGCCTATGGTGGCGGTGCGGCGACCACATCCCCGATGCCAGCAAAGAGCTACGGCATCCCCAAGTTTGTCGTGCCATTCCTCGACAGGCTGTTGATTTTTGGCTTTCCTGACGACGACACCCGGTATGATGTGCTCATTACAAACACGGGCGAAGCAGAAGTCGTCACGCAGGCAACGCCGCTACTCGCGACCGATGGAGACATGCGCCAATTGCCACCCCGTCTGGGTAATCCCACAGGTGGCGTCAGCTTTAGATTGTCGAACGCTGACAACATCCAAATCGCGCTCATAGCCTGTGAGAGCGGCGTCTGTATGCTCTCCGGCACGGATGCGACAAATTTTTCCTTGACAGTTCTTACCGAAGAATACGGCATCCCGAGCAACCACACCTGGATTCCGCTTTATAACGACATGTGGTTTTTCTCCGACAAGGGACTGACCTCGTTCTCGACTTTGGCGAGCAACTCCTCACTGCTTACCGACATGCTCTCGATGGACATTCAGGACATCATCGCGCGCGTCAACCCGGCTCACGCCTACAAGATTCATGCTTTCCACAACAAGCGCACGCAGGACATTGTCATCTGGCTGCCGCTCGATGCAAATACGGAATGCCAGGACGCGATTGTCGCGAACTACAACAACGACTTCTCTCAGCCCGGTCGCCCGGTCCCGCAGTGGTTCACCAAATCCGGTACCACCGTTACTGCGTCTATTTACTTCAATAAAGAGTCTATCGGCGGTGGTATTGACGGCGTTTTGCAGCGTCACTATGTCGGCACCAAGTACGACACCGCGCCCGTTCCGTTTGAAATAATGACAGCCTTGATGGGTGTTCAAAATCCGCTTAAATCAATGCAGATACAAGAGATTGGGGTCGTCTGCGAGGGTGCAGCCCAGCGGTTTATCATGAACGCCTTCCAGTACGTGCGAACCGTGAAGGAATCAATGATTCGCAACCAGGCGAAGCCTCAAGACTTTCGCATGACCGCCGACGACACTGGCACGCAAACCATTCTCGATTCGTGGATAGCCGACTCCAGTTCATTCCCCGCCGACCAGGTCAAAGTCCTGAAGCAGTATAGCTGTCTGGGCGCTTGTGATTTTGTCGAATTTCAAATCAAAGGGCAGGACGAGGACGACAATATCGATTTTGTTCAAATAGTCGCAGATGTAGACATGATGGGAAATAAAATATGAAATATCGGGGTATTATCATAAACCTGCTGGTGGCGCTGATTTTCGCCATCCCCTGCTTTGCGACCGTGGTATCGTCGGCGGTGGTACCCACGACCAGGGCGTCCGGCTTTACTGTCACAAACACCATCTGGAATAGCGACGTCGGCGGCGTTTATTCGTACATAAATAACAACATTGTCCCAGTCTTAAACAAGCTCACCACGAAAGGGGATATGTATGTTTACGATGGGTCCTCGCTTCAAAGGCTCGCAGCAGGCACGGACGGACAGGTCCTCACCGCAGCCTCTGGCGATTCCAAGGGTGTCGCTTTTGCATCCTTTGCAAACGCCGCCCAGCTCACCACAAAAGGAGACATACTCACCTACGCCTCCGGTGCGACAAGGCTTGGGGTCGGTGCGAACGGAAGGGTTCTCACGGCTCGAAGTTCAGCCACCGAAGGCATTGCTTGGGAATCTTCAGCCTCTGCCATTCCGACCGGAACTATTATCGCCTGGTCGCCCGCCGCAGCCGCGACAAACACTATCCCCACTGGCTGGCTCCTTTGCGATGGAGCCAGCGGCACCCCGAACCTTATCGGTCGTTTCATTATTGGCACGCGACCCGGGGGCTCTGCCGCCGCCCCTGCTGTGGATGGTTACGGAGCCCAGACCGTCGATGCCAATGGCTCGGGCTCGGTCAATCACACTCACGCCGTAGACGCCGCCAGTGGTACCACCACCGCTGCGAATTCGGTTATCGGCGGTGCGCAAGTTGGCGCGACTATTTTGTCGGGTGGCAGCCATACGCATACTTTTGTTGTAAATGCTGGTGTTACGGGCGCCACCACGTCCGAGCCGGCTGATTACGCCCTCGTGTACATCATGAAGCAATGACAAATCTCATTCGGCTATTTTTGGTTTTTCTTTTGACAACGGCAGTCGCCGGCGCCTCGGTGTGCCCGCCGATTGGACAGCCTGCTCGGTTTAATCCGGGCGACATAATGCGCACTCTGGACCATTGGAATCCGACCGTAGTCGGCGCCTACACGTGGCTTAATACAAACGTGGTGGCACCACTCAACTTGCTTGTGACGAAAGGCGACTTGTATGTCTACGATGGCGCCCATTTGCAAAAGTTGGCGGCTGGCACCAACGGTCACAAAATCGTATCGAGAAGCTCCGAGCAGACTGGCGTCAAGTGGGAGAGCTACTCTGGCGAGCAACCACTCACCACCAAGGGTGACCTGCTCTACTTTCAAGACAAGCTCGTCAAGCGCCTGCCAGTTGGCGTGGACGGACAGGTTTTAACGGTGAGCATGACAGGCATTCCGTCATGGTCGAGCGCCTTATCAAACCCATTCCCGACTGGCTCAATCGTCTCGTGGTCTCCCGCCGCCGCTGGCACCTCAACTATTCCGTCCGGCTGGGCTCTTTGCGATGGAAGCAGCGGCACCCCGAATTTAATCGGCTTGTTTGTTATCGGCACCAAGCCCAACGGTTCATCGTCAAGCGCTTCAAGCGGCGGCTTTGGGGCTTATACCGCAAACTCTCAGCATGGTAGTAATACCCATGTACACAGCGGCTACATCGCAAGCATTTTTACCGGTGGAACAAGTGACGGCTCAAACAGCCAAGCCCCGATAATCCTTAACGGTGCCCCAAACCAGTTTGGCAACCCCGGGTCTCACTACCACCTAATCCCCCCGTTCGTTCGCTCAATTCAAACAGCCGCCAGCGAGCCCGCCGACTACGCCCTTTGCTACATCATGAAACTGTGAGGAACCGATGCGCACATCAAACCTAGTCACCTTCAATCCCAGCCGGGATTTGCCGAAAAATTACAACAGTTCGGGCGACTATGTCATCGGGGCTGGCAATTACGCCATCGGCGACAAAGCACCGGGCTCGGCTGGTGGTCCAGCACTAAACGACCTCGCGGCGGCGCATGGCTATATTTACGAAAGCAACATCGCCTCCGTTCTTGTTGATACGGCATGTCAGCTCGCGGTCTATATTTTTAACAAAACATGGGGAGAGTGGACAAAGGCGGGCGCTGCCGCCGCCGATTACACAAAATCCATTGAAGAAAGGGGGCAATGGGCTTTCACGGGACAGGAAGGCACCGCGTTTTATCTTGTCTCGGATACCCCGGTCGTGAGGGCAACAGTACATGCGGCTCGTCAATAAGCTCCTTGCGCTATTTCTAGCGTTCACAATCTTTGCACCATGGGCGATAGCGGACTCCCCCGCCGTCCTCCAGGGTCCACCCGTTGGCTGGCTGCCTAGCCTGTCCGGTGTGGCGCCCCTTGATGCGAGCTATTTCACTCTCAGCTCAAACTCGAATCTAACGAACGAGCGCGTCTTGACGTTCTCGGTGCCACAGTTCTCGGTTTCCGACAATGGACCGGGCAATACTTACGTCGTCGGACTTGGTCCCATCCTCTCCTACTGGTACGGCACTGGGGCAACGACCAATCAGACGGCGTTCAACGCTATCTCAAATCTGCCCTCGTCAGCAACCGGCGATATCTTCTACAAAAACTCGGCGACAACCGTCACCCGATTGCCAATTGGCACCGCCGGGCAATTCCTGAAGGTTAACGCTGGCGCCACGGCTCCCGAGTGGGCCTCTGGTGGTGGTGGCGGCGGTGGCGCTCCGGATGATGCGCATTACGTAGTCACCCAGGGCGATGGCGCGCTGGCAAATGCCCACGTAGCAGACGATGGCGACGGGACGACCGCTGTTGTCGGTTCGGGCACTTTTGCAATAGATGTAGATTCGACGGTTGTCAGAACCACTGGCGCGCAGACCCTTGGCGGTCCAAAGACGCTCACTGGTGGACCTGTTATCGCCGACGCGAATACCGACGGTCTGGACCTGGAAGGCTCAATCGCCACCACAAAGATAGTCACTGACCCCGGCTCAAATCAAACCGTCACTATCCCATCCGTGGGCACATCGTCTTTTGTTATGACGGCTGGCGCGCAAACCATTGGCGGTGTCAAAACTTTATCAGCGGCTCCCGTTCTTTCGACAGGCACCTTGACTGCCGGTGCCAACTTGATGACGTTCCCATCGAGCGCACAAACACTTGTTGGCAGAACCTCGACCGACACTCTGACAGATAAAGAATTGACCTCGCCGTCATTCACAAACAACGCGACCGGTATGACCTTAAAAGGGTCAAGCTCCAATACCTTTGTGGTCGATTGGGCGCCCGGTGCGACCGGTCAAACTCTCAGCCTACCGAACCCCAACGGTAACGTAGACATTGCTTACAAATCCGGCGCCGCAACCGCCGGTGGTGTCGCCCAGGGGGTTGGAAATAACACTATAAATTTTTCCAGCGCGGGCACCTCCGGACAGCCCTTTCTCAGTGGCGGCACATCCGCTGGCTCGTTCGGCACACTTGGAGCGGGCGGCGGTGGCACCGGAAGTTCTAGCTATTCGGCTGGTGACATCCTTTATGCGACTGGTTCGACAACGCTTGCAAAGCTGCCAATCGGCACTGCCGGGCAGTCCCTAAAGGTCAATTCCGGCGCAACCGCCCCCGAGTGGAGTAGCGGCGGCGCGGGCACCGTAACCAGCGTTGGAGCTGCCGGACCAACCGGTATCGCAACATGGTCATCAGCGATTACATCGTCAGGCACTCTGACGCAAACGCTGAGCGATCAAAGCGCTAATACATTTCTGGCAGGTCCAGCATCTGGCTCTGCGACGACTCCCGCTTTCCGTGTTCACGCGATTGGTGACTATACAAACCTCCCAATCTGCAATGGTGGCAGATTAACATTAACGAGCGGCTCTGCGGTCGCTGACGCATCCGCTCAAGGCACTTTGTATTGGACGCCATTTAAACATGGCGTAATCAGCCTGTACGACAGCGGCGCATCTCGATACGTAAATATTCTGCCTGGCGAAAAATCGCTTTCGCTAACGCTCACCAGTGGTAGTGTGTATGACGTATGGGGTTATTTAAGTGGTGGCACGCTGGCGCTTGAAACGCTAGTTTGGACTGACACAACAACCCGCGCCACTGGATTGACTATCGATTCATCGGGAGTCACTCACAAAACGGGCGATCAGACTCGTAGATTTCTCGGAACACTTTATGCCAGTGGCACCAATCAATGTACTGATAATCAATCGATCCGAGGACTATTTAACGCCGATAACAGAGCCTCTCGTATTGCAGTTTGCAAAGACACGACAAACTCATGGACCTATACTACCGCCGCCTATAGAGCGATCAACAACAACACCACCGACGGTGGCGGACAAGTATCTTTTGTTCTCGGTGCGCCTACTTCCGTATCAGCGCAAGCGGTACACACCACTAGGCACAACAATATAGGAACTGCGAACCGCTATTGCGGCATCGGGCTAGACTCCGCAACGGCAAATTCAGCGTTTAACGGAACTTCTTCAACGACCAGCGGCGCCACAATTAGTGCCTGTATCCACTTCGCAACTTACGGTGCAACGGTTGGGATCGGGAAACATGCACTAATCATGCAGGAATACAGCGATGCTACCGGAACGACAACCTGGTATGGCGATGACGGTGGCTCGGCTTTACAAACCGGCATGACAGTACGTTTGGAGATGTAGTAAGTATGAAACTTTCGACTCTGTTGACATTTTCAGTAGCACTATTTTTAGTAGTGCTCCCCGTCTCCGCGAAAACCGGGCAGACAGCCTTTGACGAGTATCTTAGAGCGCAGGGTATCCCGATTGACGGGATTTCTGGCAGTGGTGCGGACTGTCGAATCGACTTCAAACCGGAAGCTACTCAGAAACAGAGAGATTGGGCCAGCGCAGAAAGAGCAACTTTTGATTGGGTGGATACGCCAGGCCCAGATTACCGAGGTTTTCGCTTTGCCTGCTATAAGCTTTCGCAGGTTAACGCCGCCCACATTCCGTACATCAACGTACTTTCCGACCCCGAGTTGTCCGACGCTGACCGCAAAGCATTGTGGGCGAAAGCAAAAGGATTGTTGGGCAACTTAGACCCGGCATCGTCACGCATTGAAAGCACTGCCGCCACATATGGAGTCGCGCTCAAATGATTAATGCCGCACGAAAAATTTCGCCAGCCGGATTGCACCGCCTTAAAAATTATGAGGCGTTCAGGTCGAAGCCCTACGACGATAAAAATTCCAAAGATAAAAAAGGAAATCCAATTGACTGGAATCCTTCAATGCCTTTAAAAGGAAAGCTGACCGTCGGATACGGGCGCGTGCTCTGGAATCCAAAGACTGACTACGAGAAATACAAGAACGGCGTAACCGAGGCGCAAGCATCACAGATGCTTTTGGAGGACTTACGACGGTTCGAGAATTCTGTTAGGGTCGAGGTGAAAATCCCGCTTGAGCAGCATGAGTATGACGCCATCGTCATTTTTATCTTCAATATTGGCTTGGGCGACCGCAAACAAGGCATCGCTGGCTTCACTACTTCTACCCTTCTTAAGCGACTTAATGAAGGCAAGAAAACAGAAGCCGCAAATCAGTTGCTGCGCTGGGTGTACTCCGGCGGTCAATACACGCCCGGACTGCTCACCCGCAGACAAAGAGAACGCACCATCTTCTTGACAGGAAAATACGCATGAACATTTTCGCAGGCATCGTAAAATCGCAACTCCCCGGCATCGTCGCCGAGCTGAAGAAAGAAGCACCGGCACTCATCAAGCAGTACTTGCCGAAGCTTATCGAGGAGCACAAGGCAAAGCTGCCCGAGTATATTGAATCTCTTCGCAAGTTCGGCGAGGAGCAGCTGCGCGAAGCTCTTGGCGATGCCGACGGAAACGACAAGATGGATTTCGACGAATACGTTGATGACGCACAGGAAGCCGCCGGGCACTTGCACGCACTTAGTGAAATCGTCAGCCGTGTAGAAAAACGCATGAAAGCTAACAAAGAGAAGCTCATGCCAGTTGCGGAGGTGGAAGATGCAAAAGCTGCTGAGTAATTGTTATTTATCGCCGTCCTTTATAGTGATGGTCCTTTTGACGTGCGCACTCGTCGGCATCGCTGCCGGTCCACAGGTAGCCAAAGAGATATGTCCACTGAAAAGCGCATCAAGCTCACAATTGCGGCGGTAGTCGTCTGCTGGATTCTTGCACTGCTCACCTATGAGCTTGTTGCAGACAGGCAGGCACAGCTCGCCGGGAAGGTCCACCAGGTGCCTGTTTTCTTCGTGCAGATGTGCCAATGGGCTGTCGGCGCCGGGCTCGCCGCTTTGTCCGTTTCGGTGGCTGCGACTATAGCTTCGGCATATAGAATCGGCGTTAAAAACACTGAAGGTGACGAGCGCGATTAAAGGCGCTATCGTTCCCTGACTGGTCGCCAAAGAAGGGAATTGACGAACCCGTTGAAAGTGCTATCATTACGGTAGCACTTTTACTTTTATGGAGTTTCGGAATGAGCGGCTACAACCTGCAAATCACCACGAAAGACGACCTCCTGGCGGTCGCAAAACTTATATTTGATTCTGGGCTCTGCCCTGACTGCAAAAACGTCGACCAGGTCGCATACAAGGTAATGTTCGGCGGCGAGCTTGGCGTGCCGCCAATCGCCAGCGCCCAAGGCGTTTTTATCCAATGGAACAATAAGAAAGTCTACGACCACAAGACAAAACAGGAGTCCTGGGTCGAGGTGCCAAAGGCTTCTATGACCTCAGCGCTGATGGCGTGCCTTATCAAAAAATCGGGGCGCTACAATTTTATCGTCAAAGAAACCACCGACACAAAATCGGAAATTGAAGTCTTTGAGCACAACAACTCGCTCGGCGTGAGAACCTTCACCATTGAAGACGCAAAAAAAGCAGAGCTAACAACCGGACAAAACGCGCACAATTATAAAAAATATCCGCGCAACATGCTGCACGCGCGCAACATTAGCAATATCGCCAAGATGGACTGCACCGATGTTTTTGGCGGTCAGCCGGTCTATACGCCTGAAGAGTTAAACATGGTTGTCGATGGCGAAACTGGCGAGCCAATTCTTGAGCAAGGAGAACAGCCCGCCGAGGGAAAGCAGAAAGGCGCGGCTACATCTACCGCTGCGCAGACTGCGGGCAAATCAGAAGAAACCGGCAAGGCGAATGCCTCGAATGCTCAGAATTCGAGCGAGAAATCGTCAACCAGTCAGAGCGGCACGACTACTGGAAAACAAGCTGACCCAAAGCCTGCAAAGTCTGCCGAGAATACGAAGGACTCAGCAGTCTCGACGGCGAATGCCCCCAGTGCTTCTGGCGCGCAGCCCGTTAACGACCTTGAATTCGCATCGCTCAAGCAGGGTATCTGGAAAGCATTCAACGCCTCTTGTTTTGCCATTCTCGGCGAGGAAAACAAGCAGAAAAACGTCGCCGAATTCAAGTCGATGCTACTCAAAAAATTCGAAGTCAATTCCGATGATGCCGCACAAATGCGCGTGTCGCTAACACCAGAAACAGCAACCAAGATTTGCGAATTCTTTGGCGCAAATCCGGCTCAATAGGGAGAAAACAATGCTAGATGCTGAAACAAAAGAAAACCTCGAAGCGCTCCTCGTCGAGCTTGAGGAGAGGCTCAAAGTTACGGACCCCGACTGGGAGGATGTCGAACACGCGAACATCTCAAAGCAGATTGAAGCGACGCGCGCACTATTGGAGGACCAGGGTGCAGATTCCGACCGGGAGTCGGTCGACGACGCCGAGGTGCTGCCTCCTGCGCTTATGGACCCCAAAACGGGCGAGCGCTACACTGAAAACCCGTTCGGCTACGCAGAGCCGGATTCTACACGCCCGGACGGGGCTGATGGTCCTTCGCTTTCCCCGGCGGAAATCGTAAAAAAGGACTCATCCGCCTCCCGAGCAAAACGAGGCGGAAAGAAATCTTCCGAAGCCGCGCCGACGAATTCCGAGACAACGGATATTTTGGTCGTTATAAATGAAAACGCAGCCGATATGCGCGCCGAGCTGGATACGCCGGAGAAGATTTTCTTGTTCTATCGTGACAAGTGCTGGATAAACCCAGTTCAAGGCTCCGACGGCAAGCCTATCTACGTGCCACCATCCCCGGTGCGCGATGCTGAGGCGGTTCGCAATTACGGTTTAGAGAAAGGCATTCGCCCGGTTCAAGTCGACATCTTCTTTGACGAGGCGTGGGCGGAGATTGTCGGCGGTCGATTCTCTCTCGGCTCGCAGCACAACTGGGAAGTGCTCTATCGCTGGTACGAAAAGCTCAAGGCTTACACCGTGCCAGAGATAAACGAGTGGGAAGAAATCGAGCAGATTCTGTTCGAGAATTACAGCATCACCGAGCCGTCGCTCAATCCAAAAGACCTCGACCCGGAGCAGGAAAAGGCAGACTGGGACAGGGTTATGCTCGCCAAGCGCCAAGCCGAGGACGAGATAAAAGTGCTTACCGCCCAATTTCAGCGAATGCTTTCAGTGCCAGAGCGTGAGCTGAAGTACCTCGAAACGATGTTCATTCAGTCGCCCGCTGCCGAGGATTTCATTGCTCGCCACGCGAAGAAAGGAACGAAATACGTCGACCTCCCGCACGGTCGCTTGCAGCAACGCAAGGTCTCAGAATCGCTTGAATGTTTTGACGAGACCAAATTTATGGGCTATGTCGGCAAGAAGGGCGAGGCATGGGCAGCCTCAATGAACATGGAGCGCCGAGTCGAGTGGAGAGCCATCGACCAGCGAGGCAAAATCAAAGGCTTTATCAAGGAGATGGACAACCCAGAAGAGGCAGGCTATCGCCGCCGTCCGGAATACCAATCCACTAGCACCAGCTATGGTGACTAATGTATGAAGTCTCAAGGGGAGAGTCGTTTTTCAGCGAGCGACCTCCCTTGCATATGTACTTTCCGCTTCATGTCCACGGCAAAGAGCGCCCCGGAACCGGACACCGCACCCCCGTGGCGACTCGCGTCCTTGAGGATATTCTTGGCGGTAAGCTCTCAAGAGAGCAAAATTATTGGGATGACAGCCCCTTGTCAGGACCGGTCGCATTCATGGCGCGGTGCATGTTTGACCGCAGACCGGGTGGCGACTGGGACAATTTAGGAAAGATACTTGCTGACTCGCTGAACGGCATTACCTACCATGATGACCGACAGATAATTTATGGCTCGGTGGAAATTCGTCAATCCGACGAGCCTGGGGTTTCATTGACGCTAGTCGAGCTGAAAGATGACTTCAAAATTGGGAGAGTACCTCGATAATGTCATTTACCCGAGGTTGGACCGTGCAATTGTTTTTCATAGCCTGAATCCTGTTCGCAAGGGAGAAATTATCAATGCAGACTGTCCGAAGTGTGGAAAGCGTGGAAAAGCCTGGATTAAGCAAAGTGGTCACAGCCTTGTTTGCTGGTCCTGTGATTATTCTGTTCGTATTTTGGCTTACGTGGCTGGAGAAGGCTCGCCTCGCGGCAAAGAGTTTCTTGACGCCCTCAATAAGCTGGCAGACATGGCAGGCGTACCGAGCCCTGAGCAAGCGCTGCCATCAAGCACCTTTAAAGCCATCCGAGCGGAGGCTGCAAAAGCGACTGCTTATGAGCGTATTCTTGAGGTGTGCAAATCGGCACTAGATTCACCATGGGAGGCTGAGGCAGCACGTGAGTATCTGGAAAGAAGAAAGTTCGACATCGCAGCACACCCCCTTGGTTTTTTGGAAAACTCTGAGAGTTTCCAAGAAGAATTCGGAGACGACCTCCTGTTGGATTGCGGGTTTGCGAAGAAAGACGATAAAACAGGGCGGATCTATTTCACCTGGCGGAATCGCATTATTGGTCCGTTTTTCGATAGACACGGTCGAATCATCGGTTTTTGGGGACGTAGTCTCGACGACCAAAAGAATCCGCCTAAATATAGGTGGACGGCTGGCGCGTCTGTGGCTACCTCTGGCGCTTACGGATTGGCGGATGCTCGGCTCGATTATCTTATTCTCGTCGAGGGTGTTCTTGATGTGTTTAAAGCCCGCCAGCACGGCATTTTTAATCTGGCTGCGTTCGGCGGTACTTCGGCACAAAACAGGTGGGACGGTCTATCAAAGTGGCACGTGGGCAAAGCGGTCCTGCTATTTGATAACGACGAACCGGGTCACAAAGCTACGCTGGCAGCTATTGAGAGCGCGTTTAAACTCGCCAAGGGACTGACACTGTATGCGGTGCCACCGTCTGTGATGGGCGAGTGCAAGGACCCGGATGAATATATGGACAAATGGGGAGGCGAAGCGCTAAGGCTGTTGGTTGAGAAGCACGCAATTCCTGCGGCGATTTATTACGCAAAGGCGGTTTTTGATGGAAGCAAGCGTCAGAGAAACACTTGAAAAATTATTCGCGATGAGCAATGGCATCTCGGACCCTGTGGCGAAACTACAATTTGATGCGGAGGCGTTCGGCTTTGTCAGTCAAGAAACGGGCTTCGGGCTCGAAGCAATCCAAGAAATCCTCAAGAAAGAGCAAGCCGAGATACGCAGAGCCGCCGACGCAGCAAAGCTTGAGCATCACCTGCAAGAATTGCGGGAATCGCTCCGAGATACCGGCGATACGGCTGATGTTTTTGCACGGATGTTCAAAATGTCACAATCTCACCTTTACGCTCAGGGTGACCGTCGACAAGCACTCCTTTCGCGGCTGGGTGGGCAGCTCGAACGGTACGAAGACTACATCTGGGAGCGAACCGGGCAGAAGTTCGCAGGAGTCCAGCAGTCCGTCTTTCCAACCTTAAACCAAGCGCTGAATGGCTTTCAGGGTGTGACGATGGTCGCCGGTCCTACGAACTCCTCCAAGACCCAATTCTTCCTACACAATGTCGTAAGCGTGCTCAAGGACAACCCCGAAACTGCCGTCCTTTATTTCGCCCTGGACATGCCGGAGGCTAAGCTACTGAGCCGCCTGGCTGCGTGCGTAACCGGCGTGAATGTCGAGCAATTCGAGCAAGGGAGTAATTTGACCGGAGAGGGGGCACCTTTGACCGACGAGGACCTGCAAAGCCGGCATATCGGTCTCGAATGGCTGCGGGAACATCTCGGAAAGCGTTTATTTTTGTTTGACCGTTCATACTTCCCAAACCTCCGGGTTTGTTTCGATGATGTAAAAGACGCCGTCGCCCTGGTGAAGAAAGAATCAGGTCTTAAACGGGTTTCAATTTGGGTTGACTACATGGACCAGCTTGTCGTTCCGGAACAGGACAAAATGAAAGACATAGCGGTCGACCAAGAGCGAGTGCAGGCATTACTCGATTGGCATCTACTCAACCCAAACGACCCGATTCTCTCCATTACCGAGGTCAACAAGGAATCCACCAAGGAGGGCAACCCGGTCACGAATGCAGGCGTAATGGGCACCTCTCGCAAGGTATATGCCCCCGACAATGTGTTAATAATCAATCCCTTGTCCAACGAGGAACTAATGAGTTGGACCGAGAATTTTATCGGCGGCGGTCCAGATAATATGCGATTGAAAATAAACCACAATCACCCGGTCGAGTATAGCGATAAAGAGGTAAAGGAAAAGGCGTTTCGGGTAGAAGCCGAGCATCGACGCCGCTGGCTGGCGGATATAAATCAATCACTCGGGACTATCACTGTAACGAAAGTGCGGGACGGCGGCAGGCGCTGTAAAGTCTTTTACACAAACTTTTTCCGCTGCTCTCGATTTGAAGAGGGTTTAAGGATTGTGGAGCCGGGTCGCGATTGCCAATAGTAGATTTTTCATGCTATTGTTGTGCTACCTCGGACGACGCGAGAGGGACCAAAGATGCCAAAAGTAAAGGCAAAAACCAGAACAAAGAAAGAGGACGCGAACAAGAGAGCACAAATCGACATGCCGGATGACATGCGTGACTCGCTTGACGAAATCAAAGAACATCTAGGCATCCGACGCCGAGCGGAGCTGGTTAGGTTTATCCTCGGCGAGTACATAAGGGGCCGGGAAAAATGAAAGCGCCAGGGAAACTTTCAATAACCGACATCATGATTGCGGTCGTGGGTCGCGGCGTGCGCGTCAACGAATTCGGCATTACCGACGAGCTGGCTTTTGCTGGCGGAAGCCCGGTC